CCCGTCAGGAGGCCCAGTACCGCAGAGTTCGCTAATCTGGATCTACTAGGCGGGCGTTTTCTGTGGCTGGCGTCAACTACGAAGTTAATATCCAGCTGAATACCAAGTCCGTCGATAAGCAACTCGGCGACTTAGAAAAGCGCGTCAGTGCACTCAAGAAAAACTTAGCTGCACCCGGACGCACTGAACAGCAGTCCACACAGGCCACCGCACGTGCGGCAGAGAAGCTGGCAAATTTGCGCCAGATGTCCACCCGTGCGCAAATTCTCAACAGAAATTTAGGAGACAAAATTGCACAGCTAGAAGCCAAAGGTTTAGATCTTTCGCAGGCGAGGTACAACTTAAATAAAGCTGCAGAGGCACAAGGAAAAAACCAGTTAATTATTGCCCAAACTCGCAATAAGCTGGCGCGTGATTTTTATAACGACGCCCTAAAAACACTCAAAGTACAAGAACGACAAACAGCGGAACAAAAACGTCAAACCGCTAACGCAGCCAAAGCCGCAAAAGCGTCGCGTAACCAGCGTCTGCAGGGCGTTGCACTTGGTGCGGGCTTTCCTCTGTTGTTTGGCGGCGGCCCGGGCGCCATCTTGGGTGGCGCAGCTGGCGGTCTAGTTGGCGGACCAGCCGGATTTGCTGCTCAAATTGCATTAAGTGCGCTTGGCCAACAGCTGGATAAATTTGCAACAGCCACGTTTGAAACTGCAAAGGCATTTACATCAACATCGGGCGCCTTTGATTTAATGAATGAAAAAATGCTATTTAGCACTGATGCAGCAATGGAACATGCGATTGCGTTAGAAGAACAAGGTAAAGCTACTGAATTGGCTCAGTTTCTTGCCAACGACATGGCAAAGGCGATCGGAAATAACGGTGTTCAAGCTCTCAAAGATTTAGGTGATGAAAGTAAAGAAACAACCAAGCAGTGGAACTTGTTGACTATTCAACTTCAACGTCTTGTGGCTGGACCTTTAACAGGTTTCTTAAAAGCTCTTAATCAGGTACTAGGTCAAGTAACCACCGGGGCTTCGTACAAAGGATTTTTGCAAGACATAAGTCCAGAGGCGCGATCTAGAGCCGAAGCGCGTTTTAAAGAGCTTACAGGTACAGAAGCACAACGCCGCAAAATGGCGCGTACCGGGCGAAAAATACCCGGTTTAATAGGCACGGTCGAAGCGCAGCAGCAAATTATGCGCGAGATGGCCGGCGAGCGTCCAGCGGCACCAGCCTTTGACGTAACCGGCGCCGATCTGCGCTCTATAACTGCACCTAAGGAGAAAAAACCTAAGAAAGGCCGCCGCAGCCGCCTTGGTGATTTCCAAGCCGACTTGGCGCAAGCACAAGAGTTATTTACTCTCGAAAAGTCTATTTACCAAGCACGTTTTAACGACGACCGCCGTGCTTTAATCCGTTTCGAAAAAGTGCGCGAACTGCTGAGCATTCGCGAGAAAGAACAGACGGTTGTCGCGTCGGATCGCTCAGAGGCCGAAAAGAAGGCACAGCTGGACGCACTAGCCCTAGAACGCAAGCGTGCATCGCTCGAAGAAACATACAAGTTGGCCGCGCTGGAGCGCACGATGGGTCAAGAGCGCGGCAAAGCAATGCTTGTCGCTATTGAGCAGCAAAACCAACTCAATCTGGGTTTACAACAGCAATTACAGCTTGCAGATAGTCTTTCGCAAGTTTTAGGTCAAGGGCTTACAAACTCCTTTGATCTTCTTATTAACGGTGCCCAGAACTGGGGCATGGCACTCCGCGACATTGCCGCAAACGTTTTGCGTGACATTGCCCGTCAGCTGATCCAGATCTATGTGATTGAGCAGGCCGTCGGCTTCTTACGTCAAGCATTCGGCCCTGGTCCGCAGTTCGGCCCTAACTATTCCGTCGATGGCGTTGGTACTGCAGGTCCAAACTTTGGCATTCCCCAACGTGCTCGTGGCGGGGCAGTTTCCGCAAACCAGCCCTACATGGTTGGCGAGCGTGGTCCCGAGCTGTTTGTTCCTGGCGCCAGCGGCAACATCGTTCCGAACCACGCAATGGGCGGCGTCCAGGTCGGCTCGATCAACATCACCGTCGAAAACACTGGCGAACAGCTGAGCCCTGCTGCTCAGAAACAGATAGCCAACCAAGTTCAAGGTATCGTGATGTCAACCCTGGTCAACGAGCGCCGTAGCGGAGGGGTCCTGCGTTAATGGCTTACATCGCATTTGACAACATCCCACTGGCACATGCCACCCCGGTGGTGAAACGCAGCCAACGCCGTCAGCAGGCAACGTTTGGCGATGGTTACAGCCAGTTGTTGACGGACGGACTCAATACTGACCGCGAAGTTTGGCAATGTCTTACCTCGCCAATGCCTTACGCCGATGCGTATTCGATTGAAAGCTACTTGCTGACATTGCGCGGTTCGGCAGTGGAATGGACCGCTCCAATGTCTACAAAGACGTTTTCTCGTCCGTTTGCGGGTGGTCAGCTTGATCTGGGCTACAAGGACATCAGCACCCTGTCGCTTGACGGCTACACCCGCCCGACGAACTACACCGCCAACCTTGACACAGGTCTGCTGACCTCAGTGGACATTGCCGATGGCACGGTGGTCGAGGTCACTTTGACCTTGGCCGCTCGTGATTATGTGGTGCGTGACGGCTGGACGATGACGCCAGTCAGCGCATCCTTCATGACGATCTCGTTTGAACTGGAGCGGGTGTTCGTATGACGCAATCACCACCAGTCGCTGAGACCTTCAAAACTCAGATGCCAGAGGTCATCGACCTCTTCACTCTGGACATTTCGACGCTGTTACCTGCTGGTTCGACTGATCAGTCGATCTATCGTTTTTGTAACTGGTCTCAGACTGACGGCGACGACATCACCTACAGGACCAATACCTATACCGCCGTACCAATGCAGGCGAGTGGGTTTGAGCTGAATACCAGCGGCAAGCTAGAGCGCCCCAGCATCACATTTGCCAATGTTGGTTTGGCGATTACAGCGCTGACTAATACTTACAGCGACTTGGTTGGTGCAAGCGTCAGCCGGATACGCACGCTGACGACGTATCTCGACGGCACTCCCGGTGCAGATCCTGATGCTTATTGGGGACCAGACCAGTGGGTTGTTGAGCAGAAATCAAACGAGACAAAGCTTCAGGTCACATTCCAGTTGGCGGTTCCGTTTGACCTTGAGGGTCGGAGCTTGCCTGGTCGACGCCTTTTGCGTGAGCAGTGCCAGTGGATCTACCGCAGTGATATTGGGTGTCACTATGACGGCACGGACTATTTCGACGCAAATGATGACGCAGTTACGGATCTTGCCGATGATGTTTGCGGTAAACGTTTGACCAGCTGCCAACTTCGGTTTGGTGATGGCTCACGCCTGCCTTTTGGCGGATTTCCTGGTCTCGTTGACTCCCAAGGCTAATGCTGTCGCAATGGCAAAACCCGCTTACCGCTGAACAGCGGTTGGCAATGCGCACTTATGCAGAACGCGCATACCCGAAGGAGACATGCGGCTTCATCCTGATTGACGGCACGGTTATCGAGTGCCAGAACACCAGCAATGAGCCAGACACTTTTGTCATCAGCGCTCAGGACACTGCTGATTATTTGGACGACGCCAAAGCCTGCTGGCACAGCCACGCCAAGTACAGCGGCTTCAGCCCAGCTGACATCAAAGCGTGCAAGGCGCTGAATTTGCCCTATGCCGTCTGGAACTGTGCTGGCAGCGAAGCGTTTTGGCTGGACCCGTCCCAAGACGCAGGGTTACTCGGACGCCCTTGGAACTATGGCGTTTATGACTGTTATTCCGCAGTGCGGGACTGGTACAAGCAGCAGATGGGCGTCGAGATGGGCGATTACGCCCGCCGCTATGAGGGCGAGTGGTCAAAGCCCGGCTTCATTTATTTCGAACAGAACTTTGCCGCCGAAGGCTTCGTCAAAGTGCCTGCCGGCTTGGATCTGGCGCGTGGGGACGTGATCTTGATGCGAATCCGCAACCAGAATGTTTGTAATCACGTTGCTGTGGTGGAAGACCCAGCTGCCAACCAGCTGTACCAGCATTTAGTGGGCAGATTGTCTGGAACGACTGCTTACAGCGGATATTTCCGCGAGAATAGCTACATGGTTGTGCGGAGGGCAGGCTGATGGTGACGATCCGATTGCTTGGCGAGGCAGGACGCCGTTTTGGTCGTCAGTTCAAGCTTGCGGTCAAAACCCCAGCCGAAGCCATTCGTGCATTGTGCGTTCAGATCCCTGCGTTACGCCAATACTTTTTGGAATCGGAGGAGAACGGAATACGGTGGCGTGCAATCACTGATCACTCAATCGGTCTAGACGAAGAGGGATTGCTGTGGCCGCTCAGTAAGAAATTTGTGCTTGCACCCATTCCGGTTGGACGTGGCGGTGTCGGCAAAATTATTGCTGGCGTGGCGTTAGTCGCTGTTTCTTTGTTGCTACTCCCTGGTGCACCTTTGGCAGGGGCATTGGGATTTTCAATCGGTGGGCAAGCAGTAGGTGCAATCGCAGCTGTTGGTGTAAGCATGTTGTTCGGCGGTGTCGCTGATCTTTTGACACCAACGCCCAAGATGCCCAATGTTGCCGGTCCGGGCGGTATCGGCAGTGGAGCCACTAGCGGTCGCAGCCGAGAGGAACAGGAACGCTCATTTACCTTCGATAAATCCAACGCCAATACCCAGCAGGGCGAAGTCGTTCCAGTGCTCTACGGTGAGCGCATCATCGGATCGTTGCCCGTCCTGAGCTTCGGTCTGGAACTGCAGAACAGCCTCTGATGGAAGACTTTCAAGATCTGCCAGAAGTCAGCGGCGCTGGTGGCGGTGGTGGCGGCGCAACAGTCGTACAACAGACTGTTCAACAGAACGTCACTGTCACGCCAACTGCACGGCAACCTGTTGAGGCTGCCAACAACCTGTTTTCGGTTGCATTTGCCAAGACGGTTTATGCGCTGAGCGAAGGCGAGATCGAGGGATTCCCTAACAGCATTACCAAGGACACTTACCTGGATTCAACGCCAATCCAGAACCCAGACGACAGCTACAACTTCACCGGCT